ATATATCTGCCGTTGTCGGTTTCCGCTTACGTCCTAGATTTGGCCAGTTCGACCTTTTAGCTTCGAAAGCGCATATTGCGTGCATGAGTTCATTCTTGAGCTGAATTTGCATTTCGACTACAAGACCGTTCTTGACTTTCCAGACACATTTTCAGACACCTCTAAATACGCTTGACATTCCCCATTCTACATTTCCCAGCAGTTTTCTGCTTTGAATCAATTATTTTGTCGCGCCATGCAACAAATACGATGCACGATTCTGCTGTTTCTTCCACTGCACCTGCAACTCCACTGCCAAGGCCCAGTATACTCCACGCTGTCGTTGAAGCCGTAGGTTTGGTGGGAGATTCAATGTGCGTGTGGAGGAAGTCTAGAAGAGCTAACCCACTACAATGCCCAGAGTATCAGAATGCTCAACCACCTATTCCAGGATTGACGTCATGGGAATGGTTGCTTCCGGAAGATCCTTCTATACAACCACAGACTGAAGTACGAATTAAGAGTATGTGAGAGTATGCATAACGCTAAAAATGTTTGTTGTCGTATGCATGCGTTTGTTTACTTGGAGCGCAAGCATAGAATATAAACAGCTTCACAAAAGCATTGTTCAACAGGTCTCTTACGGTTGCTTGCCGTGGACTCATTGTTGATAGATTACTCTCACTGGACTCGTCGTCGCTCTCTTTTGTTTTGTTCCTCCTATTCCTGTTACTCTCATGTTGGGGTATGTACGTAGACTCCGGTGTCTACTGCGTAATTAGAGCCTTTTATAGTTTCCGCTCTGTTCTCAAAGTAAAGTTATGACTTCACTTTGAGAACAATTAAGCAACGTAGTATACCGCCATATGTGTCTGTGTACTCTATTGTATTTTAGATGGCAGCAGTGGAGCACAACTCGCGACAAGGCTACATGTGAGCATACAACCAACTCACCCCTCCCCACATATAAGTTTCGATGTCCCTGCGTATACCCTCGTGATAAAATACACGAGAAATGAAGTAGTTCCAGTCTCTCAAACCGACCTCGTGCATTTGTTACTTTTGCACTGCATTGAAGGAATAAGCCGCCGAGTTCATTCCTCACGCGCCGCCGCTCCTATTCTTTCGCTGCCAGTGTCAAGCGAGTGCTGGCGGAGGCGATGGGGATTGCTCATAGGTGTGCGTGCTCTCTCCCGCATAAAAAAGAATGACGCGGAACTCACGTCATTTGGATCCAATTTGGAGCGCCAAAAATGTCAATACAGAAGCGTGTCCTCCGACACTGGTTGTAGGATGAAATTTGATCGGGAAGTGGGTGCTTTTGATGCTTAGTCTTGTGATGGAAAAGGAGGAATTTGGATCGACTTAACAGGGTGTCTGGAAAATGACAACCCGCAATAAGGCCGTTACAACCCCTGAGAGCATGACAACAGCGCCGCCATCCCGCAATAAGGCCGTTACAACCCCTGGGAGCATGACAACAGCGCCGCCATGTGTGAGCCAGCTATTACAGAAAGCCTAAGCTCAGGTGTGCAACCGTCGAAACACAAGTCCCCCCCCATCAATCAGACAATGTGAAACAAGTAGGTCGCAAGCGCTCACTGGCTAAGTGCTGGTAGATGGCAACCATGTTCGCGCCGCATTGAAATGGCGATGCCAACCAATGCAAGGGATGTCGATCTGCGCTATAACAATTCCGACACACCATTACACCATGTACCTTCTTACCGCCAATCTGCTTCCCTTCCGTCCTCAAAAAGCATCTGGAGCATACCTGAGAGGTGAAGGCTTCGTGTACCAGTGTAACTCTTGCTCCATGCGTGGTTGAAAGCCGCTGGCGTACTCGAGCCTGAGGAGCTGGAGAGTGGCCAACCCCTGTTGAACAGCGGCTGCCGTCTCCAAACGCTACAAAAACTCTTCTCTGGCCAAGGGGCGCTCCACCCAATTTCATCAAGCGTTGACACGATAAGTCCAGCGATCGTTCTCGCCTCATGTAATTACCAAATCGCAGTCTGCGGGTGCATGGTTTCCTCACAGCGAAGCATCTGGCGTCCAGTAGTGGCAGCGCATGGGATAGGTACCGCAACCATCAAGAAGGCACCGTTATGCCTTTTGGAAATTTTGACGATTGGAGCATAACCTGGTTCTTTGGGTGAAAGCTACCTACGTGTGTTGCTGCACGACTCAGCACATCCACTCCCCTCAATGTTGACCTCTATGAAACGGGTACCACAGCCAGTAGTACCACGCTCATGATAAAGACGAGCTTTATATGGGCAGTAGTTGCCTACATAGGCAATTCCGCTTGCGGTATCAAGGAAAAGATCGCATCCATTGAACATTTTGTAGGATTCCCAGTTGGCATCTCTTGTCTTTTCACACTCTGGGAACGCCAGTAAATCCACAGACTCTTCATGATCGATGACGTGATCATTCAGTAAGATGCAGATGCAGTTACCATTGTCAACAAAGTCACTACCCTTAGTACCATTATACCCGCTTCCATACAGCACCAAAAGCTGCCTCCGAAAAAGTATAATTAAGTCACGAGAACATACGGACCGCAAGTACCACAGATTTTGCATAGGGGTAGTGGAATCGCAAAGGCATTCTTTTGGTTCGAATATGTATTCTATAGGATCAGGCGGCGGTGCGCGACAGCAACTTTCTCTGTTGGTGTAAGTATTATATACGGCATTAAAATTGCTGGCAACTGTGACACTACAGCATCCTTCCACATAGTCGGGCAAAAGTACTATTGGGCAATCGCGTGATTGCGGCACCAGTGAATTCTTATCGCGTAGACAGGCCGGGGCATTAGAAACAAAATAAGCGAAGTAAAGCTTCCGAGTACATCGACTAGACCTTTCAAACCATGTGTCGGGATCGAGACGAACTGCACCAGTACAGGCTGCTATATCCACATAGCCGTGAGCAGACAAATATGATATTAGATACTGAACTGTGCTCATGGAGAGACCTGTGTAATCGCTAATCATCCTGTATGAAATTGTGCTCAACGAGAATGCATCTTTGACATAGAACGTACTCAGACATTGAAGTACTGCAATGCAACCGAGTCTGCGCTGTCCTGGGAACATATCTGTGTTTAACAGACGTGATGATCGCGGATTCATGTTTACAGCTTGCCTGAAAATGTGACTGGAATTTTCAAGATCATCCAGCAATTAGACTAAGTTGTGATAGCGAGAAGCTTTCCAGCTTCCATTACAAGCTGGTATATTTCAGGCATCATGCTTTCGCCCCATACGCCGCTAGGCATCACATTACATACTAGGCAACCGTTGCTCCACCAGCGCTGACTGTCCTGAATGATACGCGCTCGATCATTGGGCCAGAGTGCACGTGCTCGTTTAAGGAAAACACGTATTTTGCTTGTATCCCTCAGAACATCCCAGTCATTACGGAAATCTTGATTGGCGAATGGTCTAAACATCAACACCTTACCATGTGAACCCAAAAGCACATATATACCACTTCTCCTTCTATCCCATAACCACCGCATTATGCTCCTCAAGCTCTCCTCCGAAGAAGGCGGAGGTAGATAGCGAAGTGTACGTGCCAGACTAGCTTCTAGGGCTGTTCGATGTAACAGCGGAGAAAGTGCGTCTCGCATATTTTCTGCTATCTGCTGGGCGTGATCGTCATTATGTCTACACCACAACAGCATTTGTTCTAGATCGCTCAAATCTGTTGCTAGGGGCACGAAGTGCTCCCATGCAATTAATGGGGCACGAGTATGCGATACTTGCGGAAGCGTAGTACGAACCCACAACACCACAAAACAACGCTGCGCTAGCTCGCCAAGCCTTGACGCTCCCATGTTACCGTCAACCAGCACATAATATTTCCATTGCTCCTGTTGACGCATAGTCAGCCGATTCCTGCTGCTTGCTCCAGATCTGGGAGTGAGTGGGAGAGCTGCAGAAGACGGATCAATAATATCCAACGTCCCCTCCGCGCTCCATTTATGACGAGCATTCCATGATGTGAGTCTAGCATCTAGTAAAGCAGGAGAATGGAGTTTCCCCATTGCCCAGCGCTTACTGAGCGCGCAAAGTCGAAGTCGCATGTTCACATCTTGGCACACACCGCGACCCGTTGCAGCGCCGCGGAATACAGCGGCTGACTTTCTCTTGTGCCAAGCAGGGACATCTATGTCATCCGACGGTACACTGTCTGGCTCTAAGTAGTTGCCTGCACACGCGCGCGCGTAATCTGCAACGGGAGGAAAAGGGTAATCTCCATGGTCTTCTCCCACATATTGACTTAATACAGGAATTGTACTGGAGCGTTCTGCTCTGTCTGAGAGGTCGAGCAAGGGACAGTCCCTCTTGTTTACTATGAACTCTTTACAACTGTGAGCTTCTTCTCCTGCGAATGCAAACTGACTGAAGACGTGCTGGCGTTCGCGTATGACCGCCTCCAGCATAGCATCGCTGGAGGCAAGAGAAAAACGTCGACAAGTCATATTTAGCCGCAGCTCCACGCACGGTGAAGCTAAAGTGGCTACTATACGACCGGGAATTCAATGTTTTGGAATACAATGACTTCGTTGTCTCAAATTGCCTCTACCCATGTTTGCCTAAGACTGTCATCCCCTCCCTCAACGTATTACATATATGCGACACTCGCCTTTCTATCATGAGACGCGCAAGAGGAGAGTAGTAATAGAGTCAGCACACTATCTGGATATTTTTCATGTGTTTCTTATAGATTGTTGTGTATGCCTATGCCGCATCACTCTGTAGGTCGTTGTAGTATCCGCATTGTGCCTTTGGGACACAATGCGGAAATGGGCAAGGAAAGGATCGTAACCGTTTAACGAATGGACGCCAATATAGTAGCTGCCATCATATCCGTGACAGGCAGCGCTTCTCTTGCCGCTATGGGAGCCATCGGTGCATGGTACAAAAAACTATCTAAGAAGAAAGATCTCGCAACTATATGTACAAATTTGCAAACCCACCCAGTCATGCGCATAACAGAGGATAACGCACTCACTGTAATGTGCCACGACTGCATAAAATGCGATTTACTAAATTCGATCCGAGGAAATGTAATTTGTATACCAACGCAGCAGGAATTGCGGGCACTGCTAGTACGATTGCAATCCGAAGGACATAAAGTAGATATCAAGAGTATTAGCGACGGTGTGCTTTTAACTCGTGAACAGATTAGCCGTAGTCAAGAAATAGAAACGAGAGCATTTCCACCGGCTACTCATGGCATCATAGCAAAACTCGTGTCGATGCATGCTAATTCCTTGGCAATTGCATCGGATCTTTTTCACTGCTTATATACTGTTGATCAAGCACTACCACTAGTATTCGATATCTTCTACGTATCTACTTTTGCCGTGCTTGCGCAATGGGCACAAACTGGGAATCAACTTAACGGGCAGCTCAATGGAGTGTGTTGGAAAGAACGATCTATAGGATACTGTTTCGGCGGAAACGTAACTGACGCGATACGAATTATGAACCCCGCAGTTTCACTTATGCAAGCAGCACTAGGGATACAAGATTGCTGTACTTTCCTGGTGGATGCTCAACATAGCATTTTGGGTTGCTGTGGAGTCCAAGGCTGTCTTGGTTTTGCTGTGAGCAGTCTAATCGGAATGCAGCTGGCCACATTCCAGTTCGGCGTAGAAGAACTGCCCCCTACAGAAGATCTGAGAGTGCTTGTGGGTGCACCCAACGTCTACTGTGAGCAGCCTCATGCGCATCATTTCGTTCGAGTGTTAGACAAAATGGGTGCGCAACATCGTGTTATTGTATTCTCCACTCTTGTGCAATTGTCGTTGCCAACTACGTATGAAGTAAATGTAGTGCTGTTTATGAAAGTCATAAATCAGCCTGGCTCCATAAACACCGCCGAGCCAGAAGCAAGTACCGTGGAAGATGCCCACACGCGTTTAGCCTTTCTGTTGTCCACTCTGACACACCCTGTGAGACGAATTGCAGCGGGATGTGAGGTTGATGCACAACATGCTCCTGTCGTTGCTGCTACCATGGATGGGTCTCCAGACTTGCCTTACTTCGCTGTGAAACGGTTACTACATGTTCAGATGGGAATTCCTGAGCGGCGCATCAGGGATGTCTCAGCCAGATGCGACATGAAACTGCAAGGGGACTTTTTGCGGGCATCGTCATTAGTGTACACCTGGAAAAATACAAGAATAGTCGCAGAATTTTACACGATAGGCGTATCAACCGTTGCTCTCATGTCCATTCACCGACCCGTTTCGTATAAAGGAGAAGAGGATCAGCCGGATCGCACCTCAACAACAACTTCCCCTCCAGCGCATCAGCAACCAGTCAACCCAAACTCTAGCTGTAAACTTCGATGCTTTCCACGGTTGAAAAGAAAATAATAGAGAGCGTAGACTCATAGGCGAGAGTTTATCAAGGCGGTTAGGCTACTGCAGGAGCTGCTTCCAATGCGGCGCGCATTTGGTCGACAATATCAGCAACTTCTTCGAAGGGAGTATTTTTGCACAGTATCGTCTCGCAAGAGTTCGAGAAGTCACCGAGGGTCGGCGCCTGGAGTTTTCTACACGATGCATCGACCTTGGCTCTATCTTCCTGAGTTACACGGCGATCACTATGTAAAACTGGATACGGCCTACCGTCATTTATCAGACGTGCTAATTTACCGCCTACGTAGGTGACAGTCCACCGAGTGCTGTCATCGTATTCACGCTGGTTGCTTACACGTTCAATGCAGGCCGCTGGTATCTGGGTCGACCACCTTGACATCATGGGAAAAGAGTAGTGTTCCACAACCGTAACCTGACAGCTGCGGTTGCACATGTATTCCATGAAGCCATCAAAAGCGTATATACACAAAGCTATGATTGTGCGAGCTCGCAATTTGGCGTGAGCTGCAATTCGCTCAAACCCATCTATAAGTTTTATGCTGTCGGTCAAAAACACACCTAATTTCTTTACTGATATCTGGACCTCTTCATCTTTTGCACTAGCTCGAGCGATCAAATATGATGATTCGGCAATAGCTTGCACGGGGTGTACTGCATTTCTCCAGCTATGAAAGGCGGATGGTCTTGGACCGGACTTCATGTTTGCCTTACATCCTAGGCTCACCCTGTCTTCTACTTGTCTGTACTTTGAATTATGTCTCAATGACGCTAAGATCTCTGGTGAGTTCAGTTCGGCTGTGAACTGGCGCAACAACTTTAGGCACTTTTGTGCAGAGCCGGGGTTATCCATGGGCGTGTAGGGATTTTGCCATGGCTCCAAGTCTCGCAGGAGAGCTCCCTGTATGGTGCGGGCGCAAGTTTCGGCGTTTTGTGGGTCGTCGCCTAGCTTCCCTGCGCAATAGCTTTGTACATGCCGATGTAGCCAACTAAAGACATATATATTATATTCTCTATGATATCCACAAAGAGTCACGAATGCTTCGGCTACATGTTTGACAGACTTTGCAATTATCGTTAATTTGTTCTTATATGCGAGCGATCTATCAACTTTTAGTTCAACTTGCTGCTGCATATACATATTTTGGACAGCTCTTTCCAATGTTGTGCGCGCCGTGGCTATCTTTGCTCTTATGTCGCTGGGATTCGGCTTCTCTTTCTCAGAAGGAGGGGGCATCATTAGAGAGGCAAAAGGAAGACGTATTTGAGTCCACACAGAGTCAAGAAAGGGCTCTACATATCTCTGTCGGTTAGTTTGAGGGGTTGGCGGTACTACTTGTGTGTTCTTCCGCAGATACATCCCTAGACCTACCGCTCCGACGACAACGGGTGCGGCGTAAGTCCTCAGCAGAGATTTACTGCGGCGCCCTTGAGGTTCCATTGTTATTTTATAGCATGGCTGATTTTGTTTTTGAGCGAGATTTTGCGCCTGTCGGCTTTCACACCCAGAGAACGTCGGAAAATCTGTGCTTGCTTTATCGAGAAAGACGCCCAAAGAATTGTGTCTCCTGCAAAAACCTCGCGCAAGGAATGAATGCTAGCGTGTGTTCTTTCAACTTTCTGTGATACATCTCTTACCGTCTTCGTCTTCTACTGATATGTTGAGCGCTAACAAATGGCGCTTCCGTTTGCGCAACGGATTCGAGATATAGTTCAACACAAGATCGGCAGTAACGAACTCGGCACGGAGAGCAACATTGATCAAATTCCCATGATAGGAAGATGGTTACGGGGGCAAATTGCGGTAAGTTTGGAGAAGCGTGCTGATGAACCTGTAAGCGTGAGGGAAGTACTCAATCACATCAGAAAACCGATGCCGCCCACGCCCCCCGCTGAGGCAGTGAGAGCTCGAATTGCTCAACTGTGTCAGAATAGAAGTGCAAGCCAGTGTGTAAACGTGAATAATCGGAACGATATGCGCTACTTCGTAAGGGATACTAACAAAGGGTGTATGCTATCTATACCCACAGCACTGCAGGAGATCCTGAGGGCGCAAGGAATAGCTACGCCACTTGATATTAGGAATGGGTTGCAGACAACGATAAATCAAGTTGAGACAAGACAGACAATATACAGACCGGGGGGTGTACCCTTTTCTCCTGCAGCACAGTGCGAATGCTTAGAGAGGGATGCATGTCTTGCTCACGATCCTTGGTGCTCTTGGATTCCATCAAGTGGAAATGTAGGTGGAAGTTTGCCGCAGTGCGTTCCCAATGTTGACGTGGGCTTTGATGGTTTACCGCCCTTTAGCGGACAAGTACGAAGAAAGCAAGGAAATAGAGACCTCAATTCTGCAGAACAACAAAGAGGTGATCATGGCCCATCTGTTAGAGTAGGGAACGTTCAACAACGATGGAGGAGACACGCTGTCCTTCCTTATCTATCTTCTTCCAATCAGACTTTTATGATGTGAAGGCGGGCTTTGGTAGCAATTTGTGGTTGTTCTGCGCTCCGCGGTTCCACCTGTTTGGAACTACAATCTATATGCAAACTCGAGCACATTATCAGAGCACTCTAAAAAAACTAAATGGCAAACGCAGACATCGTGATTGAGCCAGACAAAGGTGGCTGGTTCGCTGACCGCGGTATGATGCGTGCAAGAAAAAATAAAAATAGTTTTGTAGATAGCCTTAGAATCTTTAGACCACTCGCCAACGCAGGTGATACTATTGCGTCCGAAGCTCACCTGTTGACAAAAAACACAGACAAACTCGCAGAGCTTCAACAACAACAACGTGCACATAAAGAACTATCGAAAAGTTCAGGCTTAAGCAAGGACGTTAAATGGATGGCTCATAATAATGCCTTGAGGATACAAATAGCAAAGCTACAGCAAGAAATAAAGAGCGGTCAAGATTTTTTGGCAAAAGCCAAGAAGACGTGGGCATACGTCAATACGGAAGATGCTTTACAGAGAAATAGAGGTCGCAACGAAATTCGACAACTTCAAATCGACACAGCAATAGACAACTCTTCTCCACCGAACAACCGAAAATATCAGTCCTCTAGTTCAGTCAGCACAAAAGCAGCAGGGCCCGGTACGCATGCCGTATATCAATATCACAAAGACCATCGCGATGTTCAAGCAGTAAATCCTGCAACATTCACACGCATGCTTGAAGAGCAGAAGCAAAAAGAAACTGAAGCAATAGAGGCCATACAACAAGCGAATCAACTGAAAAGCAGCGAAGCGGATAAATTAAACTCGCTTGATGCACTACAGCATCAAGCCAACGCGATGGAAGAACAACTTAACGCCAAAATGAAAGATAATGTAGACATGAAGAGGAACACAGAAGCGAACCCCGAGAGCGGAAACGCGGGAGAACGAATCAAAAATGCACAAGCAGCAGAAAAAAAGCTAAAGACTAACCTCCAGAACTTCAGAGATACAACGCTTTCACAGGCACGGGAAGAATTAACACGAACGCAAACCGAATTAAAGAGAATGAATGTTGTGGTTGCGGAATTGAAAAAAGAGGGATACCCTCAGGTGCCGCCGCCTATTACTCCTGCAGTAAAACTTGCGCAGCGAGTACAACAACTGCCGCATCTCGCCGCGCAGAACACCGCGCAGACCACGGGACAAATGCAGCACCAACCGGGACAAATGCAGCACCAACCGGGACAAATGAATCCCGACCTTGTACAGCTGGCTTTAGCAAGCAATTTTGGGTTTTCGAATTCGTTGCAGTCCCCAAACATGCTCCAAACGACCGTGGGGAAGGCACCACAGGGTGTCCATAGCAGTGTTTCCATGCCGCTACAACCCATGCCGGCACATACGCCTCATATGCCAAAGGAGGAACAGAATGATTCCTCCATGGAGCATCTTCCGGCGCTTGATCAACCTCACATGCATGATCTTTCACAAAAAACACATGAAATCGACGAGGAGGAACACTTAGAAGATGAATTGAGACAATTAAGAAATCATCTAGAGCTAATGTTCTCCAGGGAAAACGTCATTAACTATTTTAGGCCGGCGCAAGATCAAAAACAGCACCTCGAAGAAGCACTGAACGAGAAAATAAATGAGTTAGCGAGTTCTCTGACAAGAAAATACACAGGTCCACCCGATCCAACGCAGAAAAAAAGTCAGGACTTGGAAGAGGACATTCAAGTACTAGTGCACGAGCAAAAGAAATTACCCAGCGCAGCTCAAGTTACTCAGCGCAGGGCTGAATTGCTGAGAGTCTATGAGGAGCTTGGTAAAATAATTGCACAAACAGCTTCAAAGTCAGACTCACAAAAAGACCTGACGACCTCTAAGAAGCAAAAAAAGGCTGGTAAAGAAAAATGACGAGATTGTGTGCTGTTTTGATTGCAATAATTTTGACTATTGTGGCCGTGTGGATACTCATGCTTGAAGACACTATAACTTATGAGCCAGCATCACTCCTTCGTAACAAATCCGTAAGCGTACAATTCCTGGTTGAAAGCAGTAAGTTTCCCCGGATTGTGTGCCAAACCTATAAAAATTGGCATACAGTGCCTTCGCATGTACATGAGCAGTTTGCACGGTTCGCACCAGGTTTTTTGCGCCGTTTCTACGATGACAGAAGCGCAGCGGCATACATCAACTCTTACTATCCAAGAAGAGTGCAAGTTGCGTATAGCAAGCTCCGAGGAGCGCATAAAGCGGACTTGTTCAGATATTGCTATTTGTATAGAGAAGGGGGGGTGTATTTGGACATAAAAACGGTTTTGCACAAACCGCTCGAAGAGATTGTGTCGCTGGTCGAAAAACACAATTGCAATATGGCTACATGCTTGACTGAACCTGTAATACTTTTTCCCCTTTCTGCCCAAGTTTATCAAGGGTTTCTTATAGCTAAGCCGGGGTTTGCATTGTTTTTAGAGTGCATAGAATATGCTGTACAGTACTGGTGGCGCACATATCTAGATTATTTGAACTTCATCCGAAACATAACCACTCGATTGCTCGTTGCAAATACCAGCACCTTAAGCCCAGGAGTTAGCAACAATGGCGACGTTTACTTTTTTCGCGAGATTGTATCATACGTTAGTTGTCATCAGAATTTTGGATTGAACATGCCGTTACTCACCAGAAGTCGAAAAACATTCAACTGTAGCATAATTGCATCTCCCGAGGGAGACGTTTTGATGGGGACACGATTCCCTGACTATCCCTGGCAATAGAAATCATGCCTTCATGTATCTGTACATGCAGCTATTTCATGCTTCTGCAAGCCGTTCTTCTGCCCAAACACGGGTAGCTGCCCACGCGGCATTCTCATCTTGTTCGACATTAAAGATGTAGAACAATGCGCTACTCTCTTCTAGTAGAACAACGCGATGTTTGCAACCTTGTGACAGAAGTGCAGCAGTAACAAGAGCCTCGCACTCGTCTTCCACGCTCACGTTCACTCGATTGACAAAAAATATGCTTGTGCTCCGGTGCGTAGGGTAGTCAAAAGACGGTACAAATATAGGAACACAACCTTGCAGAATGCAAGCGGTGCCGTCTATGCGATACTCTGGTTTTAGATCAATTTCGCAGCGGTCCATCTCCTCTCGTGTGTGCCAGTTCAGTATGTACCTTTGGAGCGCTTTTGCCTGCGAAAAGGCAGCATCCAGCAGACCTGTCTGTCCGAGACAATCTTCCTCGAGCGAAATTCGAGCTACACAAGAGCTGGGATTTCCCAGATAAGGAAGAACTCTAGCGAGATCTCCTGCTCCGCGCTTAGATCCACTTTCTCTGACTAAATCGCACAATAATCCACTAGCTGCAAGCATTGAGGAAGAAGGCATTTTGGTGGCGTCTCGGACAATTTCAAGGGATGCTTGCAAGAGAAAACTTCGACATGGACTCAAGTACTTAGAGTCCAAGATAGATCTGCGCCTGAACAAGCTCGCAAATTGCTTGGTATCTGAATTGTCGGACTGCACCAGCAAATAATCTACTGTGTGTTTCCGCGCGATGCTCCACAGGTCACCTATGTGGTAAGTGGCATCCGTGTCAGATTGTCCGGCATATTCTCGAAAAATTATGCCCTTCGTGAGACAAAGCGGGGGCATTTTCACACTCAAGTGCGAAATCCGTTTAGAAATAGCGTCTAGCGTCATCCGTAAACTCTCCAGCATCTCCTCATTGGGATTGGCGATATATTTACCGAGCCTACTAGCCAAACCTTCCACAAGCTTCTTTTCATTCAACTCTTCCCAGCTCTCTATGCTAGATAAAGAGGCTGTATCTACAGGGACCTTGGCAGCGGTCATCAGAGCTTCAGCTATGCGTAAGTGTGTCGAGTGAGGAGCAAACACGAAGTAAAATATGTATTTGCGCATCACAGTAAGAAGAGAATCTGCTTGCAACCAAAGAAGCGCGAGCGGAATCGCTGGTGGGTTTAATACTTCTTCCAACGATTCAACAGAATCTGCTAAGACAGATTGCCGCGCATTATGAGTCAGAGCTTCTTTGACTTGACTGCGCGCAGAATTAGTGAGGAGAGAATCTGTAGCAGAATATCTGCAGCGCAAGTGCTGAACTTCCATGTATTTAGCGGATGGAAGTGGCGTTGTGGATGACCCGTTCAATGTAGACAGTGAATAGCCTGCATAGTTATGGTCTACCAAAAGAGACTTAGACTTTTGTGCGATGGCATCCCACCAGAGCGGCGCCACAGGTCCTTGAATTATTACGTGGAGTTTCTTTTTCGCACGAGTGCAGGCTACATAATATCTGCGGAGTTCTTCTTGTTGTTCTAGCTTGCTTTTTTGCTCAAAGTCCAAAATGGCTTCCTGTTGCGACATATGACCACGGATATGAAACACCACTGTTTCGTATCCCTCACCCTTGGCGCTGTGCACTGTTCTCACGTGTATGAGGTTAGGAAGAGGGCTATCTGAACGTAAATTGTCCACTAGTGGTCTATCTTGGGGGGAGTTTTCATCTTGTGAGACAATAGCAATAGTCTCGTATCCTACTAACCAAATGCCGTGATGCAAATGAATAGCATCAGAGTTGGTCCAAGTTAACACGCAGACAGGGTGTGACCGGGCAGCGGCCATTATGCTTGTCCATATCACCTTCAAGCCGGGGTGAGCAAGGGAGGACACGTAATGAACACTCACGTATTCTCCTAAGTCAGCTCCCAACGGTACTTTTTGTGCGTGCTTATTCTCCGATTCCATTCCGGTGTCCATACATTGAGGCATCGTGCTTGTTGCGATATCGTTGGCGAGATCCACAATGACTTGTGTGCTCCTACGATTTATTGTCAGACGTGCATGTAAAGTGGGATTGTGAAGAGTCATCATGCCGTCAGCACGCGCTCCTTGGAAGCCATAAATAGCCTGTCGAGGATCCCCCACCACAGCAACGCGCGCGCCCAAATCGCGTATAAGTGCTAGAAGCTCCCACTGATACGCATCGCAATCCTGAGCCTCATCCACAAACAGATGCAGCTGCGTAAAGGTCGCCGCTGCCTTGGATGCAGCCGGTCCACGTAGGAGCTGCAAGCCTTGCTCAATTATCATAGAAACTCGGTGCTCGTAGCCGAAGTGAGGAAGCAATAGATCGTGTTTAACCCAACTGTGCAAAGTTCTTGCTACAGGAAAAGGTTGTGTACCCCAGCGAGCTTCGAAACGCGCCTGGAATGTATGTGATGCCGAATTGGAAAAACTCAAAATTTGGAGTCGGTCTCCAATATTACAATGCCGCATGCACCACTCAAAGCGAGCCACGAGGCACTCTGTTTTCCCTGAGCCCGCTGCTGCAATGAGAACCATTGGAGGATTGGCAACATCTGCAGGTTCTGCAAAAGCCTTCTGCTCTTCCGACATCCACGCTGTTCTCTTGCTGGCATACTCTCTCGCTTCTAACTGCAAAGCGGTAGTGACCACAACCATATCAACGATGCGAGCAGATGCTGCGTGTACTCGCGGTTGCTGCAACTTGATCTATAGACGAGTATACAACAAAGCGGCTACATCACACAAAACATGTTTATTGTGAACAAGCGTGCGTTATGCACAGACACCTTGGACATTCCCTATGCTTTATTTACATGCTGCCACATGTGAACGCCCGTATGCGTTCAGTTTTTGCAGGCGTCTTCTCATTCACAAAGTGCGGGTGTAGCCTTACTAGACTTTAAACTTGCCACAGCTTGCGCCAATCTTTGTTGGGTTGCTATCAAAGCTTCTGAAGCTCTGTCTACTCTTTTATGAAAGACCTCTTCCTCATCACGCAGCCGCTTCCGAGTTATGCTGAGTGCGGCCACTTCTTCGCGGATCAGAGATCCCAATTGCTCTAAGTCGCGCTTATGCTCTTCCGTCACCTTTCCGGGCATCTCTGGAGGAACCTCGCCATCTACGGAAGGAGAATGCCGATGGCTGCGCTTGGCCATCGTACACGCTAATGCAAGTCCACTACGAATGAGAGGCTGCATCATGTCTTGGCCGGGAGGGCTCACAAAAATACATGGAATGGCCCCCAACAAACTTAGTTCGTGTTGTACGTGTATGCCTTTGGGGATCTTACAAATCGAGGCGCGATGACTTACAAAGAGTCCTACTACAAAAGTTCCCATGACAAGATCTGCACGGAATTTGTTGACTTCTTCAGTGCTGATAGTATTCTGCCCACTCTTCACTTCAATCCCAATCAGACCAAACCCGGTTTCCACTGTTAGCGGAATCTGACCGTCCATAGCATGAGGTTGTTCGCCCGTTCTCAGTACTAGGACCCGAAGCTCCTTTGCTGCTTGCTCTAGCACATCTTTTTCTCCCTTGCGGGCACATATCGGGCGACCTTCCAAGTCATCGTTTCGAAGGGTGTGCGCTACTGCAGCAGCGGTGCGCAGTGCAACTTTTTGAACTTGGAGATCTGCTCGAGACAGAGCGCGTTGTTCTTCATTCGACAGATCTAACCAGGCAGTGCCAACGGAACTGTGCAAATCCATCGGGGCTTTGATCGAAGAAACAAAAAAACAAAGTAAAAGATTGCTCTATTGCGATTACCAGCAACACTAGCAGGTGTGTCGTAGGACACTCGCGAGCTGCTCCCTGAACATATGCGGCTATGATATACAAAAATGGTGGCACCCAGCCCTGCAAACGAAGACGATGCGATCTACTATATCTGCCGTTGTCAGTTTCCGCTTACGTCCTAGATTTGGCCAGTTCGACCTTTTAGCTTCGAAAGCACATATTGCGTACATGAGTTCATTCTTGAGCTGAATTTGCATTTCGACTACAAGACCGTTCTTGACTTTTCAGACGCATTTTCAGACGACCTCTAAATGGATGTCTTCGCACCTCTGTGCCCTACGCAAGAACTCAAACAATTATGCTATGAAGCAAAAGAGCTAACAGTCGATTTTCCGGATGTCTCTCCCGCCTGTCAGCAGTTGTATCATTTAGCTAATATGGACGTGGCTACAACCTCACACGGAGCGAAAGGTTCCACGAAAGATTCTTGTGCGTCTATGAAAACGTGGTTGAATTGCAACCCTCATCAAGTCTTAGAAAACACAGTCGAACCTACAATCCCGACTCTACTCTATGCTTGTGACACAAGTCAGCTTTCGCAAACCGAGGGTGCCGTGTCCACGGGAGCGGCATCTTCGTGCAGGTTTGTCAGTCCCATGCCAGAAGCTCAATTTGCTAGAGCACAGCAGCAACGAGCCTATGCGCTTATCAACAAACTCAAGATTTTGAAGGTGGAATGTAGGGCTGGAGTGTCGTCGACAACATACACTCGTGACGCCTAGTGTGGGTGGTCTGAGAACACGATATACATAGGTCGGCAAAAGCAATTTAGTGGAATGCGTTTATTCGTCAAAGGCGCGCGCTTTTATAGTTTCGCGTATATAAACTGCATCACAACACACTCTTCACGCAAATGGCGTTGATAATAAGTGAAGATACTGAGACATTTTCCATGCACAGGCATTTGCAAATGTTGCTTGACCGAAGCTTTTGGTGTTCTATCAGAATGTATGATATCGACGAACCTCTATTGCTAGATGAGTTAAGGATGGAAGCAGCTCTTCGTGTTTGGGTGCGTCAGTTGGACACGAAGAAGAATCCTCCATCGTGTATGCCAGACGATGCTGCCCTCAAATGCTTTGGACATGACTTAGACGGCAAATATGGTATTGATGAGTGGTGGGAATGGCCAGCTTGGAGTACCTGCCAGCAATGTAATCACTCCGAAGCTACACTATGCTCCGAGTGTCAACAACTGATGAAGTTCACAACGCTCTATAATTGCGACACCTCTAGCGATAACTCCTCTCATAATCAGTGCTGCCAATAGAAGTGAACAGCAGTTACGAGGATACCAAACTATTATCGTCGTCGGGGTCAACGCTGTTGCGGCAATTACGAGGGACTTGTTTGTTAATGTAACACTTATCAAAGTTGCATTGGAGACAATGAACTAAAGATGAATGTTGGTTCAACTCCTTGTACTTCAGGTCGTTGAGTTGGCTGCAAAGGTCATCTCCTGCAGCACGCACATCCAGCTGTTCCCAAACTGGTTCAATGATATATTGTATAGTCTGAACCCAGGGACAATCCTTCTGACAGTTCTGCACCGTGTTTTTGTTGCAGCACTTGTATCGCTTTCGGAAAACAACAATTTCATATTGCACCTTGGGCGGACAAACACCTTCACAGTCGTGTGAAGGGTCCAAATGACACTCGGGAAGCACACACGGTTCAAACACTTTATCTTTGCAATCGGGCGCGGGACAGTGTTGTCTCTGATGCGGAGCTTTCGGTTGATGCTGAGGAGGATAGCACCCGCGCGAGTCCATACTTTTTTACTTGGACATTATAAGTGTAATGGCCTATGGCTGATTTGTCTCCGAAGTCTACGTCTGCACACATGCACAGGAGTTGTGTACTTCCACGCGATAGCTCTTCGTCCATACCAGGGACACCAAGTGCATGTATTTCTAACTTGTTGGTGCAAATGTTGTACGTTCCGCTCATAGATGAAATTCTATCTTCTAAAATATTTTCCAAACGATGGATGGCAGTCATTGCTAAGCTCAGCGGAAAATACATATCGAGAGAAGCATGTGAGGGAATGTCCTGTACTGCTAGGTGTTGCGTAGCCACATCGTATGTAACGCATATGCTAGCGGCATCGTTACCGTTTGCCCCGTCAATGCGACAGCTTATCATTATCGATTACAGCTCCTCGTGTAGTATGGCAAAGCTACTTCCCGTCTTCGCTACTACGCGGAGCCTATTGATTTTGCACCAAAAAGCTTCATGACGACCCGGTCACTGTGCAAAGTAAACATATTGCTGTTTCCGTCATATTAAAACTATGTTTCACTCGAAATATTCAAATGTTTCCTCTGTCATGCGAAAGCAACGTAATCGAGAGAGCGCCATCAGAATAGCATCAGCATCATTTGCGTAAAAGTGCAATTTGCGTAAAAGTGCAGTCCGTTTGCAAGAACTGGAATTCTTGCGAAGTGGGAACAGTGAAAAAATCGAACAACTTACGCCGTCTGTGGAGACGTAATTGGCGAACGCATCCCTCGCGTTGAGTGCGTCTCCCAAGAGCTTACGTCGCTTCGGCTTTGACTCTCCGTCATCCGCTATGCTCGGAATAGCTTGCGCTGCAGATGCTCGCGCTGCGAAACTGTACCGCGTTTATCTGCATTTATTTCTTTCTCCTTTTCCGCTAGCTCTTGCCGGTCTTCCCTCTCGAGAATCACCGAACCTGTCGAGGCACAGCTTTACGAGTTCCCTCAAAGTCGTGGGAGTGAGGGCAATGTATTTGACATCATAAGAGCTGAAAGGCAAAAGACTAGCTCCTTTGAGACAGCCCTTTCGAAAGATACCGCAAACAGTCCTCTCGTCGCAGCACCTTTCGCGCATAAGCTCATCCAAACACTCGCGTCTTTCTTGCAAGAGTTCGTACTCCAGGCACAGAATAACAGGCAAATGCTGGACCTTGATCGCGTTTGCGAAGCCGCATGCGGCGGCCACGTCCGGGTAGCGTTTCCTGCAATCGTCAGCCTTCACTCGCAAACTTCCCGCAAGTCTGGAGGAAAGTTGGTGGTAGTTTCCACCGGTTGGAAGCTTTTGCTCCAAAGAATTCCTGAAAGAAATATCGCTTGGCGGCGTAGGGCATCTTCTTGGGCAACGGAACGCGAGTTGCGGCACCGCACTGTCGTCCTTCGTCGAGTTCCCACCGCGAGAGGATCCAAGAGACATACTTGGCGAGCTGAGCATAAAGAGCTCGGGCTAACATAACTTTTGCCGAAGTGAGTAGGTCCCTTGCTTGCTCGCTAATAAAACTCCAGAGGTAATCTCCTTGAACACGCGTGAAGGCATGCACGGCCTCAAAGCTGGTCAGCGCCTCCGTCATATCTGGATAGGCACATCGCCCTTTACCACATCTCCGACAAGCAATGAAACGCGTCACCGCATTATGCCATTTTTTGCTCAAATATAACGCTCACATTGAGATTTCTACGTAGTAAATCCAGAGCGCACTGGTTCGCAAAATGGAAAGCCCTGGCAACTATGGTCTACAGCTCAAGCGGTAAAAGCTGTAGTCCTTTCCGAAGAGCACCCCGCGGCAGTAGCTTTCCCAGGCAACATTTAACAGTAGAATGCTCCAGCGCCGGCTTCGCCATCCGATGGAGCGAAACACGGGGCCATCGCAATGTGAGCGTTCACGATACTAGACAAGCGAGGCAGCAATTTCTTGTCTGAACTATTTTTGGTATATCTATCTGTTGTGCAAGATGTTCAGCATGGCCATGAAATGAAACGATTTAAAATTCCGAATCGACATTTCATACCTTACGCGGATTCTCCAAAATTGATCTAAAATACCAAACGTTTGTTCGATCACGTAACGGCCCTTGTATGTATCTTTCGTACCCCTTTGGGTATACGTGGAAGGAGGTTTCGTACTTCGCATGTAGTTCTACAAGTTGCTGGATCATACCCCTTGTCTGCTAGTAGTGTATCATACGCCTGTAGTTGGTCGGTCTATCTGGTGTGTGTATCTAGAAGGTGTTTCAAGGTGAGAGCATCGCTTTTATTTGCTTTGTGGAAAACTGAACATAAAGGAGTTCCAAGTCGATCTGTCGAGAGGGATATTTTGGTGGCTTGTCGTCCTCTATCTGTAGGGTTGCGACCCGTTACATCTCTGTCAAAGACATTCTTGACAAAGCTCGTGTCTACGACAACAAAGCCCCCGACGGGTTGTCTCGCTATCACCGCTGCGTAAAACACATTTTCAAATAGACGCGCTTTAGACCATAAAATAAAATAATGATATACAGTTTTGTATGAAGATTCGGGAACCTCTAACTGAGACCATTGGCATCCAGTTTTGCAAACGTAAAATCTACGCTCGAGAATGTATGCAACACTAAGTTCGCGTCGTCTTCCCTGTGGGTTTCGTATCCGTTGAGTTTCATAACGGTGAACCGCATGCGCAATTGCGTTTCGGGCGACACAGACTGCATTGGTCACTTCTCCTCTTAAATGTCTATGTATTCTTGTGTTTCGTACTTTCGGTGTCTTCTCTTCAGTATTTCTCAGATTTAAACTCAGACAGTCTTTAAGACTGCAGCGTGGAGATACCTAGCAACGGTAAGACTCTAAGATGACTATGTAAAGTTCAGACCACTTAGGTAGTGGTGAAAAGTTGTAGGCCTGCTCGAGGCGCCTCAGAGAGTTGGTGAAGTATGTTAAATCTGCGACATCACTCTTGCCCATGGTGGCAACGTCAATAAAGCGAACGTTCCCGTATTCGTCGACGATTACATTGGACGAGTGCATATCTCCATGTTGTTTACCGTAATGTTTGTGAAACTTGCACATGTTCATTGCTACATTGCGGCAAGCCAGATATACAAGCTGCGAAGCTGCAACGTCGTGGCTCGTCGCAGCTTTGAAAATATACGTAGTGAGCGGTTCACCTCGAGCCTTTTTTGCTAATAGCAGGAATCCTGTACGCCTGTCGTACGAATTTCTCAAGTCCAAAATAAGCTCAGGTATGCAAAAGTCACTATCACGCCACAAGTCTGGATGGAGATTATATAACGAGACTAATGATTCCACCTCTTCTGTTCCCCTTCTAGAGGCGGGCCTCCACTTAGCTACGTGTGTTGCCTGCATGGCGGTATCTGTCAACAGCCACACTTGAACGTCGGAAACGGCAGTCAACTGTAGTGCATGATAATGTGTTGTCGATCCTAATTTTGTTGATATTGCAGAAACTATGCTTGGATCTTGTATATTGAAGTCAGAAAAGCGTGTTTTGTGCAGCAACACTTTAAGATCACGCGCTACGATTGATAAAGCCACGCTCAGGATATATAAAAGGTGAGAGCGGAACATTGTATCTTCTGAATTCAACTTGAAGGGTGAGAGATACACATGTGTTTTGATGTTTATTGATGGAAAGTCCAAGAAAGTGGCCGCATAATATGATTATGCTAACACAGAGCAAGAAAGTGGCCGCATAATATTATTATGCTAACACAGGGCAAGAAAGTGGCTGCATAATATGATTATGCTAACACAGGGGCGCTACAGCCCCCAAGAGCATGACAACAGCGCTGCCATTCGAGAGCCAGCTATTTAAAAAAGCCTACCCTCAGGTGTGCAAGTGTCGAAACACAAGTTCTCTCCCAACAATCAGACAATGTGAAACAAGTAGGTCGCAAACGCTCACTGGCTAAGTGCTGGTAGATGGCAACCATGTTTCGCGCCGCATTGATATCGCGATGCCAATGCAAAGGATGTTGATCTGCGCTATAACAAATTTGACACGCCATGACACCGTGTACCTTCTTACAGCCAATCTGCTTTCCTTCCATCTTCAAAAAACATCTGGAACATACCTGAGAGGTGAAGGCTTCATGTACCAGTGCAAGTCTTGCCCCATGCACGGTTGAAAGCCGCTGGCGTAGTCGAGCCTGAGGGGCTGGAGAGTGGCCAAACCCTAATGAACAGCGGCTGCCGTCTCCAAACGCTACAAAAACACAATAAGTCCAGCGATCGTTCTCGCCTCATGTAATTACCAAAACGCAGTCTGCGAATGCATGGTTTCCTCAAAGCGAGACATCTGGCGCCGAGTAGTGGCAGCGCATGGGAGGGAGGTATCGCAACTATCGCATATTATCCATTTCTTTCCTCGTAGGCGTACGCTCTGTTAGTCGAAGCAGGTTAGAAGTTGCACAGCCCGGTAGCTGGCAGGAGCTTTTTTTTGCTATGTGGAAAAATGAACATAAAGGAGTTCCACGTCGATCTGTCGAGAGGGATATTTTTGGGGCTTGTCGTCCTCTATCTGTAGGGTTGCGACCCGTTACATCTCTGTCAAAGACATTCTTGACAAAGCTCATGTCTACGTCAACAAAGCCCCGACGGGTTGTCTCGCTGTCACCGCTGCGTAGAAAACATTTCCAAATAGACGCGCTTTAGACGATAAATTAAAATATTGATATACAGTTTTGTATGAAGATTCGGGAACCTACAACTGAGCCCATTGGCATACAGTTTTGCAAACGTAAAATCTACGCTCGAGAATGTATGCAACGCTAAGTTTGCGTCGTCTTCCCTGTGGGTTTCATATCCGTTGAGTTTCATAACTGTGAACCGCATGCGCAATTGCGTTTCGGGTCGAGACAGAAACGCATTGGTCACTTCTCCCCTAAAAAGTCTATGTATTCTAGTGTTTCGTACTTTCGGTTTCTTCTATTCAGTATTTCTCAGATTTAAATCAGACAGTCTCTAAGTGTCGAGTTGCTCTTTATGGCGAGATGAAGCGGTCGCCGTTTCATCTTGTTTGCTATCCAGATCGAAAACATTGATATGTTCTCGCGACATTATAGTAGGAAGAAGTAGAACATAGCTCCGTAATTCTTTTAGTTCTTGCTGTAACTCGCTTATCTCTGTATTATAGTCACAACGTCTCTTGGCATCCGGCGAATGCGATTCTTTGGTTTCTGTTGTTTCTTGATGAAGAGCAATAGATACGCGGGCACACACATCTTTTAAGCATTCGACGGTACATTGCTGCACCTTGACTATACGCTCATGCTGATGGGTTATCTGCTCCAAATGTTGCGTTACACGAGTAGGCGGTGTATGTCTACTCATAGTGTTGTTATGAGTGCTTGGAACGCCATGCGCTATGCACCTTTCCTGCATGATGCTCCGTCCAGAAGAAAAACGCGAACAACAACTGTTGTGTCTACATATTGCACTTGTTTTACACCGACACTCGGTGGGACGCGGATGCTTCGTGCAATGAGACCAAGGTCGACGAGAATACATTTCACTCAGTAGTTATTTGCAACTCACACATACTATACATCTGTCAGTCTTGCTCCTTCGTGTCAGAAGGATACAGCAAATTCACTTTCACTTCCGAAGGAAGCAACGATTTTCCGGCGCCAGAAACAAACGGCGCCCCTGGATATTCCTCGGTTACCAATGTCCGCATGTCGAGTATTTGATGCTCGCGCTTCATGCTAGGCGACTGTCCCGATGAAGACAGCCCCATTATCCGTGGTGAATCTTCATCGGGACAGTCAACGGGATGTAAGGCGCAAAACGGAAGCCAAAGATTGCGCTGTAGACTAGGCGACCGAGGCGATGATGCCCGTCTCATCATTTGCGGTGAGTCCGCATCTGCAATTTGAGACTTTATTTTGGCCTGCTCTGTTATCTGGGTCCGAGGAATCCGCGTCTTGTCGTTCATTTTGCCAAGTGAGTAATGCGTATTATCTTTCGCACGCCAATCACCTTGCGTATTTAATGCCGTCGCATAAGGAGAACTTAGATCTCTTGCTTCAACGCTCGCAACAGCTTGTCCGTATAATTGTATGGCCTGTGACTCATTGCTGTCAAAGAAAATGCAATACTTACGAATGCAGCGCATGCTCTCTCTGGATGGCCAAAAAATAAGACTACGCTTGATGGTGGTGAGAACTGCTTTCATTCATACCAAATACAATTATTTTTAATTTACAAAAAAGTTGTGTGCAAAACGCAATGGAAACAAACATGAGCGCGTGTGCCAAGTACTATAATTTCTTTCTCGAGTAGAGGCGAATGACCCCGCAAGGCCGTCACCGATAAGCACGAGGGCATATCACGAACGAATGGACTGACATAGCTCATCTGAATTGTTGGGTTGTCACATGCTGCTTCATTTTTACAACCGCGACGAGTACGATAGAATTTGCAAGCGCTGCTACACCCCCGTTGTGTTCGTACTTTCGGTTCTTCTGCTCAGTATTTCTCAGATTTGAACTCAGACAGTCTCTACGAGCCAATGGCTTACAGAAAGACATTATGACTTTTTATGCGAAGTCGTATATTCGTAGGACGAGTGTCAAAAGCTTTGTTATCGTTAAAAATGACTGGCATGAGTAATATGGGAAGCAACCCTAAGATGTGGGCATGGGGTGCAGGCATCCTTGGTATCATTTTGGTGGTTTGTGGATTTCTGAGTCAGAGTCCTCCCGAAGACTCCCCCAGTACTTGCAAATCAAGCCATTATACCTGGGCCAGTGTCATCATCGGCTTCATTATGCTATTGGCGGGCTTCATGTCTCTGATGAAAATGAGCAAGAAGCCTAGCGCCGCAGCAGGGGCGGCGGCGGGTATAGGAATGACCGACATGGGAGGCGGCGATGCGGGCGCTGGACCCGCAACCGCACCCGGAGATATG